GATTCATTTGAGATATTTCTCAATGAATGCAATGACCGGATTTAGTCCGCTATATTCTTTGGTTAAAACATTGGATATTAAAAAACAATCTGATGTTCTTACATTAAAAGCATTGGCTCAATCAGTAACCGCAAACAGTGTTTTGCAAGAACCTGCAAATGTTGACGATAATTATGCGATGGCAAGATCAAAGACGCTCATGAAGCAATTACAGACGTCTGGTGGTATTCCTGTTGTTCTTGCTCCTGGCGAAACATTTACACCTCTGGAAATCAAATCAAATATTTCTAGTCTGCTAAGTCAGGTTGATTGGACTTCTACACAAATTGCTAAAGCTTTTCAAATTCCGGATTCGTATTTAAACGGTCAAGGCGATCAACAATCTTCGCTGGATCAAATTGAAGGTTTATACGCTAACACCTTAAATCGTGATATGAATATGGTTTTGAGCGAATTAAACAACAAGTTGAATGCAAATATCACAGCGGATATTAGAAAAGCAATTGATCCGCTTGGAAATGATTACGCAACTGCATTGTTAAGTAGCAAAAATCTTACTGCAGATCAAGTTTCCTTTGCATTGCAACAAAATGGTTATTTGCCTAGTGGCATGCCAAAAGCTCCGGTTGCAACTTCGACCACAACTACAAGTGTGGCAACAGATCCGCCACAGGAAGGAGAAAATGTTGACAGTACAAATTGATGTTAAAAACGACATTATTGGTGCCGATTCAGAACCAATGTATCAATTCTTCGGTATGAATTATGTTGCTCCAGAGCAAATTCAAAACGCTCTGGCAAGTGCTAAAGCCAACGAAGATATTGAAATTGATATTGATTCCAATGGCGGTGAAGTAAGTGCTGCAAGTCAAATTTATTCAATGCTTAAAGCTTATCCAGGACAAGTTAATGTCTTTATTCAAGGCATTGCCGCTTCTGCTGCTTCTATCATTGCGATGGCTGGTGACAAGATTTCTATTTCACCAACGGCACAGATTATGATTCACAAATGCTTGGCTGCGACTGATAGTGCTAATGCTGATGAGCTTCGTCAAATGGCTGCTCAAAATGACAGCGTTGATATTGGAATTGCTAACGCATACATGCTGAAAACGGGGATGAGCCAAAGTGACTTGTTCCAATTAATGAGCAATCAAACCTTTATGGATGCCAAAACAGCAATTGACAAAGGCTTTGCAGACGAAATGGCATTTACAAGCAAAACTCAAACCGCAAGTGATAAAGCTCCGGTGTTTGCTAATTCCATTGCAAAGTTGCCTTCAAGAGAAACGATTGATAAATTCAATCTTCTCATGGGCAAAGCAAAAGCCTTTGACAAAATCAGTGAAGCACAAATACCTTCTGAAGAAGATTCAGAGGAAGTTGCACCAAAAGAAAATAAAAAAACTAATAGTCAGCCATCGTTAAGACAACGCAAGCTGGCTATTTTATTAGGAGATAAAAAATGAACGTAAACGAAATTAATGATGCATGGGTTGCTTCTGGACAAAAAGTTTCAGACCTCAATGCAAAAATTAACACTGCCGTCCTCGATGACGAGAACTATGATGAAGCAGCTGTTAAAGATTTGAAAGGCCAACGTGATAAAGAAGTATCACGCCGCAACGACTTGAAAGATGCTTTGGAACAAGCTCGCAAAGATGCCAAAGTTATCAAGCCAAAGCAAGAAGTCAAAGATGTTGTTTCTGATGTTAAACCAAAGAAAGACATCGTAGAAATCAAAAAAGATTTCGTTAATAACTTTCGTGGGTTAATTAGAAATGATCCACGTGTTTTGAATATGCTGACTTCATCGACTGATGACCCAGCAACTGTTGCCGGTGCTCTTGGTTCTGGTTTGGTTATCCCTCAGGATATTGAAACTGCTATCAACACATTAGTTCGTCAGTATGCTTCTCTTCAACAATATGTAAAAGTTGAATCAGTTGGTACGCAAACCGGTTCTCGTGTATATGAAAAGTGGACTGATGTTACTCCATTGGCCGACTTGGATGATGAGACCGCAACGATTGGTGACAACGATGATCCTCGTTTGACTAAAGTTTCTTACGCTATCCATCGTTATGCTGGGATCAACACGGTTACTAATTCTCTGTTGAAAGACACTGATGAAAATATTCTTGCTTGGCTTGAAAGCTGGATTGCACGTAAAGTTGTTGTTACTCGTAACCAAAAGATTTTGAGTGCCGTTTCTGCTTTGCCTGGCAAGCCATCTATTGCCAAGTTCGATGATGTTATCAACCTTGCTGATACTTCTGTCGACCCTGCAATCATCAATACTTCTGTATTTATGACTAATGTTTCTGGTTGCGCTAAGTTACATCAAGTCAAGGATGCCTTTGGTAACTACTTGATCCAGCCAAACAACCAAGCAGGTATGGGTATGACAATGCTTGGTCATCCAATTGTTATGATTTCTGACCGTTGGCTACCATCTGCCGGAACTGCTTCAGCTCCACAATATCCTCTGTATTATGGTGATCTTTCACAAGCCGTTACTTTGTTCGACCGTGAAAACATGGAATTGCTCTCTACAAACATTGGCGCTGGTTCATTTGAGAAAGATCAGACGAAGATCCGTGTTATCGATCGTTTCGATGTTGAACCGACTGATACTGAAGCCTTTGTTGCTGGTTCGTTCACTGCAATTGCTGACCAGCAAGCTAACTTCGCTGCAAGCTCTAGTTCATCTGCAAGTTGATTATTTTTATAGCGACTAAGGCTAAAAACTTACGAACAGGGTGAGAAGCCTGTTAGAAAGGGCAATTTATGACAGTTCAATTAGCGGATTTAAAGAATTCTGTACGTGTTGATGTTGATACGGATGATAACCTGCTACAAGGTTATATAAAAGCCGCTGTTGCCTATTTGACTAATGCAATTGGTGCAGATGATGCCAATAATACTTTTTATTCACGTTCTGATGTATCTCCGTTATTTGATACAGCCACAATTGCTCTTGCAAGTGCGTATTATTCAAACAGAGATGCGTTAACAAATGTTTCTGCTGCTCCTGTGCCTTTGGTTTCCGATAGTATCATTTATCAGTTACGTGCAATGTGGGAAGATTGGCAAATATCTTTGAATCCTGATGATTCAGGTGACGATGATGGCGATTAACTTCATTCAACTTAACAAACGTGCTGATTTAGGCACGAGTAAAGACGGCAGAAACCCAAACACAGGCAATATTTTAAAAGTCTTCAATAAGCAATTTTCTCGGTTCTGTGCGGTTCGTACTCGCACGATGAATCAAACTTATCAATTAACCAACTTTAATATGCAAGATACGGTTGATTTAGTATTCAGACACGATCCTCTGATCCAATCTCTTTTGAAGATTCAATTGGATGGCATTGTGTACGATATTGTTTCAATCTCTCCAGATGAAAGCTTTAACCTCGATCCATATGACATTGTTACTGTTAGAAAAAATACACAGATCGGAAGTGCAGGCTAATGGTGGATAGTGATTTATCTTCGCAAATGGAAAGTTGGGTTAATAGTATTGGCAAGGTTGCAAATCTTTCTGTTGATGAGCAAACAAAAATCAATAAAGCAGGTGCTGACGTTGGCGCTAAGGTTTTGCAACAAGCCACAAAGGATAAGCATTATCGCAAGAGAAAAACAGGCAAGGATGTCCATTTAGCTGATTCAATTTTATCTGAAGCCAATAACGTGAATGGCAACAAAGACGGAAGCTCAATTTATGGATTTGATACCAAAAAGGCTTATATAGCTCGTTTCTTGAATGATGGTACCAAACATATTCAGGGCGATCATTTCGTTGACAACGCACGAAAAGAAGCCAAGGAAGCCATTGAGGAAGCTAAAGAAGCTGAATATAAAAAGATTATGAAATCAAAGGGGGTTAATTTCTGATGAAAGCTGTTGACATGGCAGCCAAAGTAATTACAGATAATTCCTTTTCTTGGATTGACAATTTATATTTGGATTTTATCCCAGAAGACGATTTGAAAGCAGAAGATCAAGCAGGAAATAACGTAACGGACTGTTTAATTACGGGCGTTGATAATTCTCCAACAACTTGGGGAAATGATTCATTTTCAGAACTATTGAAGGCTGTTGAAATACAGCTTTTTTATTCGCTTAACTTTTCATCAGATACGGACCAATGCGAAGTTGCATTAATGAAAGCTTTTCTAGCCGCTGGTTGGTCAATTCAAAGGCAAGATGAAAGCCAAGACCCCGATACAGGTCAAGCGATCAAAACAATTTATGTATCAAAATTACAAAATATTTTAGGAGGTAGCTAATGGCTACAGTTGGTTTAAAGTTAGTCCAGTTCGGATTAATAGATGATACGGGCAAGATCGTTGCCGGAACAAGTGGATTGTCCACTTCAGGATTATATCAGGTTGATGATGGCGTTATTAGTGCTAAGACTGCCAACATTACTGGTATCGAAGTCGCACCTACACAAATTTATGGAAACAATAAGGTTGTTGATCTTTCAATTGCCAAGGGTACACCAAGCGTTGCCCTTGACTTCAATGATTTGCCATACGACATTCTGAACAAATTGCTCGGACGTGTTTCTGATGGCAAAGGTGGTTACACGATTTCTAGTAAGCCACGTGTTGCTATGTTAATCGGGACACAAACACTTGACCGCAAAAACAATGTTTACTTTGGTTTCACAAACGGTGAATTGGTTAACCCCGATTCAAGTAACGGAACTGATACGAACGCTGAAACACGTGCAGATGATACCTTAACATACACTGCTATTGGTGCCGATGCATGGAACGGTGAAGCAATCAAGACTTATTACGATGCTGATCCATTGTTCGATGCTACGTCGATGTATGCTGATGTATTTGGTGGTTATGTATTTCCCAGTAGCGGTCAGTAAGTT